ACACGCGCTCTGCCGGCGGCCCCCGGGGCGAGGGTCCGTTTATAGAGGGCCGCCCGCCACAGCCACAGAACTTGTGCAGCTGTGGCGGTTGTGCATATTATTGAGTCATCCAAAGGGGATCAGCCCCGAAGCCCAGAAAGGACCGAGACAATGAGCATCATCCGAATGATCAACATGGAGGCCACCCAGTCCGAGAGCCTCGCCCTCCGCTGCATCGACCTCGTCACCGGCCCGATGCTCATCAACCCCGACGGCGAGTACGTCCAGGAGCTCAAGCCAGACTACGAGGTCTCAATCAACGGCATCCGCCACGACGAGGAGGATGAAGGCCTCCTCGAGCAGGCCATCCGGATCCTCCTCCACCGAGCCTACGGCGACAAGTGACCAGCAGCCCGGTCGGCCGCTTGGGCCGACCAGGATCCGCTGTAGGAGCACCCATGCCCAACTTATACCTCGACACCGAGACCTACTCGGACATCGACATCAAGGCCGGCGCGCACCGGTACGCCGAGTCGCCAGATGCCTGCATCACTCTCGCAATGTGGGCCGTGGACGACGACCCGATCCAGATCACCGAGGGTCCCACCACCGAGGGCCACGACCCGGCGCTGTGGCGCGATTTCCTGGATCTGGTGCGGGACCCTCAGGTCGCAAAGATCGCCCACAACGCAGCTTTTGACCGCATCCAGCTCAGCGCCTACACGCACGGCCGTGCCACCGGCGAGTACCTCGACCCAGCCGAGTGGGTCGACACCATGCACTGGGCCTACCTCCTCGGCCTGCCCGGGTCGCTGAAGGCACTCGCGAAGGCGCTCAAATGTGAGGACAAAGACTCCGCAGGCACCGCGCTTATTAACCGATTCGCCAAGCCCCAGCCGGCTACCTCGACATTCGCCGGCGGACGCCGCAGGCCCAGTGACGACCCCGAGCGGTGGGGGGATTTCCGCGCCTACGGCATCCAGGACGTCGAGGTCCTGCGCCAGGTGCATCGGGCCCTGGAGCGTGAGTGGGAGGCGCTCGGGGAGTCGCCGTACTCGATGGAGCGCTCGGTGGAGATCACCTCAGAGTGTATCTCTGACACCGGCCTGCCGCTCGATGTCGAGGTGCTGCACGCCATGAAGCGGTGCGAGGATGACAACGTTGCCTGTCAGGCGGAGGAGATGAAGCGGCTCACAGGCCTCTCCAACCCCAACAGCACCGCGCAGCTCCACACGTGGCTCGCATCACGGGGCGCTTCCCTGCCGGATCTACAGCGAAAGACGGTCGAGCGGCTCATCGGCGATGCGTCGCTCCCCGCCGACGTGCGCCGAGTCGCTGAGCTCCGCGTGGCATCCGCTCGGGTGGCCGGTAAGAAGCTAGCCGCGGCCGAGCTACGTCGAGGCGCCGGTTCCCGAGCCCGTGGGACGCTCCGGTACCTCGGGGCTCACACCGGCCGTTGGAGCGGCTCGGGGTTCCAGCCCCAGAACCTACCTCGCGAGCAGTTGCCGGAGGGTGAGACGGTCGACTCCGTCCTGGACCGGGCGATCCTGGGCGAGCCAGTGAGCCCGACGGAGGTGGCGGCGTGCGTCCGCTCGACCATCGCGGGTCCGCTGATCGTGTGCGACTACACCTCGATCGAGGCGATCGTGCTCGCGTGGCTCGCAGGCGAGCAGTGGGTGCTGGACGCCTACGCCGAGCACCGGGACTTGTACGTCGAGACAGCATCCCGCATGAGCTCCGCCGTCGGGCACGAGATGACCCGCCAGGAGGGCAAGACCGCCCTCCTTGGCTGCGGGTACGGTGCAGGCCCGACCGGGCTGCGGGCTTTCGCTGGCGATGGGCCGAGCGATGAGGCGCTTCAGGCCCAGGTGGACGCCTGGCGGCGCGCCAACCCCCGCATCACGGCGCTGTGGGACCAGCTGGGGAGAGAGTTCCGCACCGGCGGTGAGCGCATCATCGCAGCGCAGGACCAGTTCGGGCGCCCATACCGTCGCATGCTGCTGCCTAGTGGCCGCACCCTGATCTACCGCGGCATCCGTGCGACGCAGGACCGATGGGGGCGCCCATCGATCGCCTTCTGGGACAGTCGCCGCGGCATCGCCGTCGAGACGTTCGGCGGCCGACTGACCGAGAACCTCGTCCAGGCCGTTGCACGGGACTGCCTCGCATCAGCGCTCGTGCGACTGGACCACAGCGGGTTCGAGATCGTGGCCCACGTCCATGACGAGGTGCTCATCAAAGGCCCGACCGAGTGGTGGGACTACTCGCTCGAGAGGCCTTCTCTCGCCGGCGTCGAGGCGTTCCGCAGGGTGCGGGACATCATGAGCGCCGAGCTGCCGTGGGCTCCGGGGCTGCACCTGCGCGCCGCCGGAGGCGTCGTGGACCGGTACCACAAACTCACAGACTCCGATGAACTTGACTAGCCACAGAATATCTGTATAGAGTGAGACCACGCCAACCGGAGGGGAAACCAATGGCGGCTGGAAGAATAATTGTGGAAGACTTTGCCGAGGAGATGCACAAGCTCCTAATTCAGCACCTACCTCCCTGGGTGAAGGATGCACGAAAGACTCCGGTGAGCGTGGTCGTCCTGCTGTACGAGGGACGCCGTACCAGGGATTTCTCAATCGACAAAACCGGTGCTCGGAGGCTGATTGCCGTCGACTGGTCTGATATGCGGACAAAGACTATACAGGGGGAAATCGCGGCAAAACTGGCCGCAGAGTGGTTTTCCATCGATTTCGAGGAGGCGATCAATCGGGACGAATGCAAGATGAGCTCGCCGTCGAGCAGGACGAGCGGGACTCGCCAGGGCTTTTAGTGCAACACCATAGAAAGGGGCAACAAGTGGAACAGAGAAGATCGGTAAGCGCGAAGGAACTTCTCCGCATCGCCAAGGGCATACGAAGGAACCCGGGGCCGGATGTCATCAGGACGACAGTGACAGGAAAGACACTCGTCGCGATCCGGTCATCGACCGGGAATCTTGGGTCAGCTACTGGGAGCTACACGATTCGCTGCACAGGAGATGCGCAGGTCGATATATTCTCCGGGTCGGTTTTCTTAAGTTGGCCTTGTGAGGTGCGCAGTGGCGACAAAACGAGGAAAATTGTCGACTCGGTGCGAACTGCGCTGGTCGACTACCTGGATGAGATGGTGAAAGCATGAAACGGCAACTCAGTGATTACGCCGTCGAGCAGGATGAGCGGGCGACAGCCGAGATCGGGGAGCATCTGGAGGACCTCGTCTGCCATCGGGGCCAGTACTACCCCCGTGACATCAAGCGGGTGGCAGAGCCCCTCGGCGCCAAAGCGCCGACGATTTCGGAGCGCATCAACCGAAGGCCCGGCTGGACCATTGGCGAGGTGATCGCCCTCGGCCGCGCGGGGCTCCTGCCAGAGGACCTCAGGGCGCACATCGTCGAGGAGCTGACAGGCGAGACGGCGGCACCAGGCGTGTCCTCGTCGAGACGAGAGGTGACCCTCAGCTATGACAGGGCGAGGAACTCCATCCTCGTCCTAGACGAAGGGCGGGAGATCGGGGTCGCTCGATTCCACACCCGTCTGTCAGATGCCTCGACCAGGCTCGTGCGAGGTATTTGCATGATAGTAGGAAAGACAAACGACCAGTGAACTACATAACTGTTTTCCACAAAAAGTACTGCCAGCCATGCAGGATCACGATTAAGATGCTCGACCGGCTCGGTGCCCCATACACCGCTAGGTCTCTGGAGGACGGCAGCCCCGAGGCCGAGAGGGCACTCGCGGGCGCTCGGGCACTCGGACTCGCCGCGGCCCCGATCGTCGAGCTGCGCGAGGACGACGAGCTGGTACGGACCATCAGCGGGTACGACCCCGAGGCGCTGCGGGAGATCGCGGAGGCAGTCCGGTGACGCCGCTCGACGAGGCGATCATCGCCAACGATCTGCTCCCGAGGGAGCAGCAACGGACCAACCAGGAGATTGCCGACGAGTTCAGCACATCCGAGGCATCCGTGCGACGCCACAGGGCCAAGCTGAAGCGCCGCGGCGCCCCCGATGGGGGGCACGACGCGTTCTTCAGCGACGTCCCGGTGGACGCCATCGTGCAGCGAGGTAAGACTATAAGGCTCCCTGATGGCTCCTACGAGAAGATCACGTGGAAGCCAGGCGCCGTCGAGATGGCTGAGGCCAAGCGGCTGTCCTACGACGATCTGCTTCCTGTTTTTCAGGAGCCCATACTGCCTAAACCCGCACCCGTCCCCGCAGGGAAGGATGACACCACACTAGTGGTGTGTCTCGCAGATCTCCAGATCGGCAAGCAGGCCTCCGGCGGCAGCACCAGTGATACGGTCAGACTCGTGCTCCGAGCGCTCGCGGATATCGCAACTGACATCCGCTTCCATATGTCATATAGGCGCATCATCCTCGCGGACGTAGGGGACTCAACCGAGGGGTTTTGGAACGTGGCCTCCCAGGCCCAGACAAACGACCTCAGTCTGACGGACCAGATCCGCACCGTGCAGCGTCTATATGCCGAGGCGGTAAGATTCCTGGCCCCGCTGTGCGACACCCTCTACTACGTCGCTGTTCCGTCTAATCACTGCGCCGTACGCACTGGGATGGGCAAAAGCAGCCGGGCCAACACCCCAGATGATGACTTTGGCATCATGATCTCCCACAACGTCGAGGACGTCATCTCCGGTCGCCCTGGGTTTGAGCACGTCTCCTTCCATCGGCCCGAGAAATGGGAGGAGGCCGTCACCGTGGACGCTGCCGATGGCACCAGGGTCGGCTTCACCCATGGGCATCTAGCCGGGACGCAAGCGAAGGTCCCGGGGTGGTTCAGAGATCTTGCGTTCGGGCGCAGGAGCGGCTTGTACGACGCCCGAATTCTGGTTCACGGACACTGGCACAACTTTTCAGTGGGCCAGGTAGGAGACTCGAGGTGGGTCATATCCTGCCCCTCAGCCGACCGGGGGTCGGACTGGTGGACCAATATTTCCGGCGACTCCACCAAGCCCGCCATCTTGACCTTCGAGGTGCTGGAGGGGGATGCCATGTCGTGGGAACTCTACTCCTGAGTGACTAAAAACACATAAGAGAGCCGGCCGCTTAACTTGTGCGGCCGGCTCTCTCTGTCATATTCTCTATCCATGGCAACTGACACGCTACAGATCATGAAGACGATGGAAGAGCACCTCTGCTACGAGGGGGAGCTCGTGCGGGAGGACGGCCACGTGGTCGGGATCAAGCCCAACCCACTGAGCCGCTCGGTGTTCCGAGCCGAGGCGCATGACGATGGATCCGTCACGTTCTTCATCGGCACCGAGGGATCCATCGACGCCTACGGCGTCATCCCCCTGCTCACCTTCGCGGGCTACGACTTCTTCGCCGACCTCCTCATCGACATCGACGCCATCCACCGGGGCTGACCAGAAAGGACCCCAACCCATGAACACCGACGACCTCGATCAGCAAGTCCTGCGGGCCTCCACAGGCTTCGTCCTCGGATCCACGCTCGCGGGAGTCGTGGCCGGCCTGACCCTCTGCCTCGCAGTGCTCCTGCTGGCCCTCGCTCCTACACCAGTCACCATCGCACTCTCCCTCGCAGCAGTCATCGGCACCCTCGGCCTGAGCGCCTGGATCGCGAGCCGAGGTGATGCCTAGCCCAGCCGCCCCATCAGAGAACCGCCCGAGCCTCATCCTCCTGGCTCGGGCGGTTCTGTCACATCAGGTCCTCGATCTCGCGAGGGGGCTCTGGAGGCTCAGCGTCAGGGACCAGCCGGGCCCACCTCAGGAGCCTGCCGGCGTAGTCGATCGCGATCCACTTGATCGCATGTGCCTGCCGCTCTGACTCGACTGCCTCATCCCGGCGGGCCTCCGCGGCGGAGACCGACTTCTCCAGGGCCTCGACCCGCTCGGAGAGGCGCCGGACAGTGACATCGAGCAGCTGGATCCTGGCCGACTCGCGCTGGGTGCTGCGGGTCATTCCTGCCCCACCCAGCGCGGCCGCGGCGGCGATCACCGCGGTGATCACCGGGAGTAGGTGCGTCGCTATGTCACTCATCAGCACTGTGCTCATCTCTCGGCTCCCCCCAGCCCTCTGGCAGCTCCGGCGGATCGACCCACATGCGTTCATCAGCATCGTCGGTCCACCCAGTCGCCTTGTCCTCGATCGGCTCCCCCTCGGGCTGGTCACCCTCCAGGACGCGTCCTAGCTTCAGCAGGATGGAGACCTTGGCCCCCGGATCGCCCTTGACTCGCACACGCCACTCGGATCCGGAGTCGTCGAGCCACGCGTTGACCGCACCGCGGTCTGCGGTGGCGAAGACCGACCTAGGTGCCCGCTCCGACGCGATCGCAGGGACGTAGTCCGGGACGACCCACGATGCGGTCCCGTTCTCACCCACCGTGATGTTGTCCCAGTACTCGATTCCGTCCCAGGGCGACTCCGTCGAGGCATGTCTAAGGTACTTACCGCCCCGCAATTTTGACAGCCCTGGCACTCGCATGATGAAGTTTTTTCCACCATTCGCGAAAAACCCGTTTGGTCCTACGGAAGCGTTTTTGTCCCGGTTGTGCCACATGGTGATGACCCTGTCGTTCGCAGTCATCCAGCACCCCTTACTGACGCCGTGCAGTGGGGTGAGCGACCACGATGCAACCTTGATGTGGAGGCCCTCCCCGGCCTTCCACTGACCGAAAAACGCCTTGTTGCTCTCGAACTCGAGCCCTACGTCAAGGAACTCATTGACGAATTTGGCCCGGTGCTCGTCCAGGTAAAGCCGGCCCCTGCCCTCAGCGATGAGCTTGATCATGCCGGAGTCGACGCGAGAGTACGTCCCGCGGCCGTTGTGCTCCCAGCCGATGCGAGAGATCCAGAAGTGCTTGTCCTCGAAGCGCTCCCCTGGGGCTTGGATGGTGATGTACGGGTTCCCAGCGTGACCCTCGCCGCAGGTGATGAACCCTGGTGCGGCCCAGGGGTTGACATTGCGCTGCCACACAATCCCGGAAGCAGCTTTTCCACCCCACCGATCCCAGTCCGAGGTGCGAGCGAAGTCCTTCACGTCCTTGAAAAACGTGCTGCTCCAGTCGTCGGACGTGCCAATATTGCCGCGGAGGTACACCTGACCGGTGTGGGAATTGACGGAGAAAGATGTGGATCCGCCAGAGTCCTCAAGCCGGATACCTCCAGAGTCCAATTGGACCCGTCGACCGGAGGTAGCGGTGCGGATAGTCGCCCCGGTGATGATCTGGCCGTCGATAATACCCGCGGAAAGGTTATTGGTGCGGATCTTGTCGAAAACACCATCTTTCGCCGTGATGATCCGGCTCCAGACCTCCTGAATCACGGCCTCCTGCATCGCCGCGGAACCACTCACCACGAGCTGGTGCGTGCTGACAGTAAGGAAACGCCCGACCTGTTGGGCGATTGCCTTTGCTGCGTCCTCGCTCAGCGGCCGATCGGGGGAGATCCGGCTGAGGTCGACCGGGCCGCTCTGACCCGCCTGCCGCACTGCGTTGGCGAGCGCTGCAGAGGCTTGCAGCGCTTCATTGCCCGTGACCTCCTCCCACACGCTGCCGCGCGGGGAGTGCACTGACGTCGACCCAGGGGCGATCTTGCCCCATCCGGGGTACGCGGCGTCGGTACCGGGGTGGATCCCGGTACCTGGCCACGATACGTACTCGTCCTGGGCCATCAGGCCTCGGGCTCCTCAGCGTCAGTCTTGATGAGCGCAGCGATCTGCGACTCAGCCACGAGGGCCCGCACGGTCATCGAGGCAAGCTCAGCGGACAAGCGGTTGATGATGTCAGTCATGTTGGGAGTGTCCATAGGACCAGCCTAGCGAAACACCCCCATCAGCGATCTGCTGATGGGGGTGTTTCGGCATCCCAACCCAGCCCCAAGAGGAGCACAGCGTCAGTCTACCAGTGTCACTCCGTGTCGACGTGGTGACGTGCGAAAAGCGCGATCGCCACCGGAGCGAGCTGCTCCAGGGAGCGCAGGATCGAGTCCGCGTTCTCTGCCGTGATGACGCCGTAGGCGACCGCCAGAGCGAAGACAGCGGCGACCACGCCGTAGACCGCCTTGCGCTGCTCCGCCGAGAACGTGAACCTACCGCTCGCGTGCTTACCTGCCATTAAGATCCCCTCCTATCCGGCCTTGTGGGCCGAGGACCAGTCTAACCCTTGATGGCGGCGAGCGCCTCGGGGTTAGACACCGCCCACCCCAGGATCTTGACTCCGGCCGCCTTGGCGAGCCCCTCGGCCGTGGCCTGCTCGTCCTTGTTGGACACCAGGGCCCACACACCGTCCGGGAAGGTCGTCTTCGCAGCTCCCCACCCGGGAGCACCTGCGGTGGGACCAAGCACACCGACCGAGCAGTTCTTTACATCTGTGACCTGCCAGTCAGCCGGGCCGTCTGTGTTGTCCGACACGAACTTCAGGCCCGGGGTAGCCTTCAGCAGCTTGTCGCGGATAGCGTTCTCAGCGCGACCTAGGACGAACTCGTATGACTTGCCGGGTCGACTGGCGACCTTGCCGATGATCTTCTCAGAGGAGTTTGTGGTCCACTGAGCCGAGTAGTCCTCCAGGCCGTCCCTCGGGTTCGGCATCGGGGTGATGCCAGCAGCCTCCATGGCATCGAGAGACTCGAGCATGCTGGCTACCTTGACTCCTCGGCCAGCGATGCCCGCAATCGACCCGTCAGAGAAGTTCCTCTCCGCGCCGTCGGTGCCCGTGTACTTCGCCGGGATCGCTACACCCGCGTCTCCAGACTCTCCGATGGTGTCATCAGTGCGGCGCAGAGGCAGTGAGATCCGATCTGGCCTCAGGGCGATGATCGCGTCGATCTCCTCCTTGGAGTACGCGACTCTGTCGGCCTTGCCCCATCCAGCCTGGAGCCAAGCCATGACGGGGAGTCCTGCCGGCTTGGGCCCGGGCGGCGCAGGGGGCGGGGCCGGAGCAGCCTCCTTGGCAGGCACGACGGGGCCGTGCGACGCGATCCAGGGGGCCAGTGTTGACAGTGCAGCGGCGATGTGCTTGGATGCGGCGGCACCGAAAGCGATTGACCCAATCTTCGTGGGGTGAGTCTCATCACTCATGAGCAGGATGTCGCGAGTGCCGTCGCCCTTCTTGTTGCCCTCATGGCCGGTACCAGACAGGACGTCGGACACCTGCTGCGTGGGGGCGCCGGAGTCCGCTGGCGTCTCACCTGGAGCAGGTGTCCAGGCCTGAGTCACTCGGTACGCCACGCCACCGTAGACGACCACGTCGCCCTCAGCGCACTGGCGGGCGTCACGCCACGGCACGGCCTGACGCTCTGAAATTCCGATCCAGTCCACGAAGGCGACACCCTCGTTGACGCCGCCGGCGGCCTCGACGCCTGCCTTGTGGGCCTTGGCGTTGATGTGAGACGGCCGGGACTGGAGGCGGCTGACCGAGGACGGCTCAGCGCTGAGCATGATGATCGGTACGGCAGGCAGCTTCGCTCTGACCTTACGGACGAATTCCTTGATGGCCTCCGTGATCTTGGCCCCCTCAGAGTCGCCGTTCTCGACCACTTTGTCACTGTTCAGAGACCCAATCGTGACAATCAGGTTGGGCAGTGATGCGCAGACCGCGTTGACTCGAGCATCGACCTCGAAGCGATTGTCCGGGGTCTGCGTCGGGGAGTGGGCAAAACCGGACCCATCGACTGCGCTGATCATGGGGATGCAGCCGAGGATGCGCGAGATAGCAGCCGGCAGATTGAATCCCGGCCCCATCATCGCCTCAGTGGACCAGGAGTCCCCGAAAAACCCGACGGTTGGTGCAGGCTGGCCAGGCCTGAGGGGGAGCATTCCCAGGGGCGACCCCGACTGAAAGAAGCTTCCGCCGGGCGCTGCCGAGGAGCCACCCCCAGGGGTGACAGAGCGACGAGCGGCTGAGGCGGCGAGGAGACCCTCGACGGTGGACTGCTGGATGTCCGGTCCAGTCTCTACTGAGCCGCCGATCACTGCGGCAGTAGTAGACCAGGCAGTCCAGCCCTCGTCGTCGAAGGTGACAGTCTGCGATCCCGGGCCGTGAAATTTGACATCGACGGGGTCGGGCGAACCATTTGGCGGGGGACCGCCAGCGGCGGCGAAGCTGGGGCTGAACTGCACCCAGCCCGCCGCCGGTGCGGTGAATGTAACGGAGCGAGTACTCATGCCTCCTAGTCTAGTGACCCGGCTCGATCATCAGCATGCCTGAGTTGCCCCACGAGCGGTTGAGCGCCGCCTGGAAGACTGCGGTCGAGGCCGCGCCCCAGTCACCGTCGACAAAGTCGTTAAACGACCAATCGGGAGCGAAGCGGCGCCACACGGTCTCTCCCTGGTCGATGCCAGGCACCCAGCACCACATCCAGTACTGGCAGACCTTGGATGTGTCGCTGCCCCAGGAGCCGTCGACCTCGAGCTGGTCATAACCGACGAGCTGGCGGATCGACTCGACAGGCACCATGCTGTTCAGGAATCGCTGGACGTTGGCGTAGCTGAACTCCTTGGGCATGCCGAAGGCATTCATCACGCGGGCGAGACGGGCCTCAGTGGCCGCACCCCACTCCCCGTCCTCCGCCAGGACGCCGTAGCCAGTCGCCACGATCGCCGAGGCGTCGTCAGGAGTCTCGTCCTGCCCAATCGAGGATGCCGCGGGGGCGGCCGATCCGGCCGGAGAGTCGCTGTAGTGCGGGCGGACGACGGCGCAGACGTCGCTCCAGTCCCGGGCGCGGCTGTAGACGCCACCTCCGTTGGACTGAGATCCCGCGTTGCCGCTCGAGGTGTTGCCCTCGACCGTCTGGACGTAGGACCCGAGGTTCTCGTAGACGAAACCGACGTGGTCTGCGACACCGTCGCCGTCCCAGTCGTAGCAGATGATGTCTCCGAACTGCGCACTGGTCTTCTCCACGAGCTGTCCGGAAGCAGCGGCGCGCTGAATCACGTGAGGGACATAGGCGAAATCACCTCCGGGCGGGGTGTCGCCCCACTGGCGGAAGCACCATGTGACGAACATCGCACAGAAGGGTACGCCTGTGGCTCCGAAGTAGGCACCATTGCGGGTAGCGTAGTCACGTCCGTACTTGCTGCCCTCCTCCGGGTCGTCCCAGCGGGTGTACCCGATCTCCTGGCACGCGGTCACCATGACCTGCTGAGCGGTAGCCATCAGGCGCTCACCCCCGGCAGGCGGATCGGCAGCAGCGGACCAACGTCAAGCGGGGTGTCGTCGGCTGGCGGCATCATGGACGTGAGCCGCTCCTCATCAGTCTGTGGGAGCACTAGGCCCCTCCTTTACACCTAGATGGTGGTGAGGTCAATCCCCACCACCATCTAGGTTACGGCTTGGCCTCAGATCGCCCGGATGATGTAGTTCAGGACGATGTATGGCGGCATGTTGTTGTGGGCCCTGCCACCGCCGACGGGCGACGTGCCGTAGTTGGCCGCCTGCTGCGTACCGAGCTTCGTCCCGTCCTGGCCTCCGACCCGCATGGTTGCGTCGGAGATCACATCAATCGTGTTCTTCGCCCAGGTCATGGTGTACGACTCTCCAGGGAATCGGTGCCAGTGCGACGGCATCTCTTCCTCAGTGATTGTGTGGGTCTCTGCACCACCCCGGCCTCCGAGCGTCTGCGACAGGCCGCCAGAGCCCTTGCCGTAAATGAATCGACCGCGCAGATCGGGCACATTGAACGTGGATGAGTTGGGTGCGCCGTACGTCACACCGATCATCTGGTACAGGAGCGGGTACTGAGTGCGCTGGAGCGATCCGCCGTCGCAAATCACCCAGCCATTCGGGTTCATCGACCCGGCGAAGGGCAGAATGGACCCAACCGGGATGGCGTTCGCCACCGCCAGGGTCGCGTCCTCTATGGCGCGTTTCACTCCATCGTCGATCTTCTGCAGGTCCGCCGCCATGATCTGCGGGCCCTGAAAACCGTCCTGCCACGTCTTTCCTGTGATTCCAGCCACGTCGGCTCCTTACTTGAATCTACTCTTCATTCGAAATACTCGGCCGTCCGGCGCCACCCACAGGGACGTGCCGGGCGTCCCATGATCGGGTGGGTACGGGGACTCAGATAGCGACTGCGCGATGAGCTTCTGAGCCTCGTAGCCCTGCGCCACCTGGTCCTTGGCGGCTTGCTTGGCCGCGTCGGTGAGCGCCTGACCCTTGGAGAGGCGGTCCACGAGGTCCTGCATGTTTATCGCGCCCTGGACGTCGACCGTCACGGGGCTTGACCACTCGCCCTTTTGACCATCCACGTTGATAAAACGTGTCCGGACGTCCATCTTCTGGCCGATGTTGCCTGGGTACTGGATCGCGGGGGTGTCAATCGGGGCACCTGCGTGCACCGCGTACCCGTCAGGGCCCGGCGGCGTGTCATGATTCAGCGCCGAGATCTCCCACCGGGTGATCCGGGGTGACAGAGGCTTGCCGCGGCGGTCCCGGCGGGCCTGAGTGATGCTAAGCACGCCGTTGGTCTCCAGCACGAGAGGCCGGTACGGCGCCGGCGGCGGTGTCGGCGACCAATTGAGCTCCAGTGCCACGGGGTCCTTGGACCAGTCACCCCACCCGCCGCGCTTGGTCGATGCCCGGACCCAGAAGAGGTACCGCTCGCCGATGATCGCACGGTCCCATGACGCTTGGAGCTTGTTGGTGTAGATGTAGTCGGCCTGGATGTACGACGAGTCACCTTGGTCACGGTTCATGACCTTGCCGATCCACACCAGGTACTCGTTCGGGGTGTCGTGCAGCTCACCCCCGCCGGCGTCCTTCGTCGGCGGCTGCCACGAGACGGTCGTCAGCGTGGAGAGCGTGCCGTCCTTGTTCTCGATGACCTCACCGATCACGTTGATCTGCTCGGTCGGGATCGCCCCTGGCGGCGTCGAGCTCTTCGTCGCTGCCCGGACGGCCTCAGTCGATGAGGTAGCCACGGTGCCGTGCTGGGAGAGCGCCTGGCGCTTGGCCCACCGGGCCTGAGCATCAGCGATCTCAGTGCCGAAGGTGGTCGTGCCCTTGACCTCGCCACCCGACCACTCGATCTGAATCTGGCTGACCTGGAGGAGCTGGTCCTCACCCTCGTCGTTGACGACCTTGATCCAGTCGCCGACGGTGTAGTCATACCACGGCAGGAGCGCCCCGGGCTGCTGGCTCTCCCAGTCCCGGACGATCTCCTCCTCGTAGTCGTAGTGCTTGAGTGCCGCCTCGCGCGCGGCGACACGGGCGTCCGCCTCGGTCTTCACCCAGTTGGCCTCAATGGAGACCTCGCGCTCCTCCTTGAGGCGCCAGTCTCTCGGGGAGTCCACGGGGATGGAGTACCCCTTGCCCTCGGCGCCCAGGACGTGGACGGTCGTGGCGATATTCGACCAACCGAGCGTGTTGTGCCCACCACTCGACTGACCCGCGGACCACCGGGGTGTTCTCGGGTCTATAACGTCAGGCTTGGCGGGGTAGGGGCGCAGCAGGCACGTGCGACCATCCCAGACGGGCAGGAGGGCGCCGAAGTCCTTGAGCTTCTCCAGCATGTCCCACAGCGAGTCCGTTAATTTAAACGGTTGATTGTAAAGACCGCCAATCGATTGCCACTCGTTGTTGTTCGCGTCATAGTTGTAGTTGCCCCGGTAGTCCAGCCCCTTGCCCCAGCCGCGGTCCTTGGCTGCCTTCCACGACTCGGTGAGCAGGGCGCCGCCATTTTTCACGGTGCAGAGGCCCTGGGACGGCCGCTCAGGGTCGATACGGAGCGCGGGCGTGAGGTTCCAGATGATCGCTTGCTTGAGGCGGGCGCTGATATGGACGCAATCGACTGATCGTGACTTCGTGCCGTCCGGAAGAATGTTCCATGTGGCTTTTCTCACAAGGAATCGGGCGTCGTAGGGCTCGATCCACTCCCGCCCTCCATCCCAAGACAACTCGATCGCGATCTCCGACTCCTTCTCGAGCGGCTCGCAGTACTCCTCAGCGTGGGTCAGCCTGAGGGTGGACACCTCCTCCAGCGACCGGACCATCTGGATGCTCAGGGTGTGACGCAGTACCCCGATCCTGGCGCCGCCGTAGGACTCATAGGCCACGGCGCGCATCATCATCCGCGGCATGCGCGGCTCCAGCATCGCCATCAGAAGCACCCTCGCCAGAAGACCACGGCCTCTCCACCTGAGGCGGACACCTCGGCCTGCCGAGTGGCGGGATCCACACCCAGACGGAGCCCGCTGGGCGGCATGGATAATGTGGTGCGTACCACTGGAGCGGGGTCCATCTGGTCAGCCCTCAGCTGGTCAATAGCGCCGAGCGGGGTACCAGCGGGCGAGCGGTGTGCGGTCCAGTTCCGGGTATCTACCCGGTAGGTGATTCCGGCGTCCATGTTGTAGACACCGAGCCAGGTGCCGGAGACACGGTCTCGGACCATGACGTGTCCGCCCTGGACCGCTGTCTTGGCGCCAACATAGTCCACGATGGCCGGCCGGGCCGTGTCGACGGTGATGAGCTTGGTGCCAGTACCGACCGTCCAGTTGTTACGCCTCTGTGAGTACCACTCACCGGTAGGAAGCTCGACCGTGAAGGTCAGAAGCAGGTCGCCGGCGTAGCCGCGCTGCTCGATGTCGACCGACGAGGACACGCGACACTGGGACTCCACGGTGCGAGCCGGGGTCCTCCAGATGATGCCGAGGAGCGTGCGTGCCGACGTCAGGGCGCGGAACTGGTCCATGCCAACCTGCCGGTAGGCAGCGAAAATGAGGACCTGGATCTTGACGGTCATCGGCCCCATGGACGATGGGGCCATCGGGAGTACGCCATCGATCGTGGGCACCTCGACGGAGGCGATATTGGGCGCCCCCCACTGGGGCAGCTGGGTCCCGCTGGCGAGCGCCCATCGGCGCTGAGGGTCATCCAACGGGACGCCGGCGATCTCATAGGTCTCCTGGGTCATAGCCCCATCTTAGGCCAGAGCGAGGCGGATACCCTGGGCGACATCATTCCGCTCCTTCCACTCTGGCTGAGCGGTCGGATAATGGTTCGTGATGTTAATCGTCGGCGAGGGAGCCGCGATCGGGGCGGCGGCAGCAGCCTCCGCGGACGCCCCGCCCAGGCCCCTACCCGTCAGTCGCGCACCGATCTCGAAATCACTCTGGATACCGGATGTGATGCCCTCGATGGTCCTGGTGAGGTCCGGAATAGCACCTCGCAGACCCTCCTGGAGACCGGTCATGATCCAACCACCAGCGGGCACCAGCAGCTTCAGGTCATAGGCTTTCGGCCCCTTGTGGGCAGCAATCCACCCGGCGATACTGCCGACGAAAGACTTTACGTTCTCGAAAGCACCCTTCAGCCCGCTCAAAAACCCATCGATAATCAGTTTACCGGCGTTCTTGAGAAGCTCACCTGGGTTTGAGAAGGCATTTTTGATCTTCCCGGGGAGGCTCCTGAACCACTCAATCGCCTGATCAATTTTGGTGCCTATAAAGTCGATAGCGACACCGACCTTGTGCTTGACGCCGTCCCAGGTGGCGCCCCAGTTGGTGGAGAAGACCCCCCGTGCATACTCGACCAGCTTGATGAGGACAGTGATCAGGAATTGGACCACCGGGATGGCGATACGGACCGCAGCCGCGAACATCTGGATCGCCGGAATGACGACGAGCATGAAAATAGTGGCCATCGGCGGAAGGATTTCCGACGCGAGCTGCCCGAGCATTGGGAGCATCGGCTCGATCGCTTTCCCCAGCTCGCTGAAGAGCTGCATAACCAACTCAATGGTCGGCCACAAGTCGTTCATCAACTGGATGAGCGGGGGCAGGATGATGTCAATCATCTGTGACAGGACGCTCACGAGCGTCTGGACGACCGGCGTCATGGCCTCGATGATTGAGGAGATGATCGGCAGCGCGATGGCGAGCGCTCCGGAGATGAGGGACGCGATCCGGGAGAGGATAGGGGTCAGCTGTGTGATCAGATCCGTGATGGTCGGCAGGACCGCCATCAATGTATTTGCCAGTAGGTCGACGATCTGGGAGATGATCGGGGTAAGCTGGGTGATGATCTCAAGGATCGGCGGCAGGATCGCCGCAATGAGCTTCGACAGGAGGCCAATGATCGTCGTGACCACGGGCATCATGGCCGTGATGACCTGCCCGAGCACCGGAAGGATGTCAGCCAGTGCACCGGTCAGGAGGGCGATGATCTGCCCGAGGACCGGCGCGAGTGACGTCAGGATGGGGGTGAGCTGCTGGATAGCGATCGACAGCGCCCCTGAGATGATGTAACTCAGCCTGAGCAGGACCGGCGTCAGCTGCGCGAAAACAGGTTGCAATTGAGTTGCAGCAGCCTTGATGCTGTTGAAAACGCCTTTTCCGAGCCCCGACAGGGCGTCCTGTAGCGGCTTCGAGGTGGCTGCCAGGCCTACGAAAGCGGCGGCCATGATGCCGAGGGGGCCCGTGAGTGCCGCTGCGGCTGCACCGAGGCCGGGCAGGAGGCTCGACAGGGCAGGGATCTTGGTCGCCAGAGTCGCCAGACCACCCGTTCCCAGTGCCGCGAATGCACCGCCCAGCGGACCCAAGACGGGGGACAGCTCCTTCAGCTTCGAGCCGAGGCCGCTGGAGCCGCTTGTGAGCTTCGTCATGGCGTTCGAGAGCTTCGTCATAGCTGGCTCGATCTTCTTACCGATCGATTCGCCGATGGTCTTCGCCTTCTCCTCCAGAGGAGCCAGAGACGCAGTGAGTAACTGGACCTGGGGGGCAATATTCGGGAAAATACCGGACAGCAGACCAGCGCCGATACGGCCGATCGACGCCTTCATGTTGGCGATGGCTCCGGGGACGGTGTTACCCATCTCACTCGCGACGTTACCTGCGGCGGAGGCGGCCGCGGCGGCGAAATCCTCGAAGCTGATCTTGCCGTCCGAGGCCATTTTGCGGACCCCGACTGCGTTCGTGTTGTACACCTCAGCGAGTTTCTGCCAGATGGGGATACCGCGATCGGCCAGCTGATTCATTACCTCGGTGTCGGCGCGGCCCGCACCGGCAGCCTTGTTGAAAATGGCGCCCATCTCGTCCATCGAGGTGCCGGCGGCGGCCGCCACGTTGGCGATGGTCGTCAGAACGCCCTGGAGCTGCTCTCCGGGCTTGATTCCCGAGGCGACGGCGGAGGCGGCGACCGTGGCAGCCGCGTCGAGGCCGAAGGCGGTCCCCTTGACGGCCGCTGTGGCGTTCTTCATAATGGCCGCGACGGACTCGGCGTCGTTACCGAGGCCGCGCAGCTTCGCCTTGGCGGTGTCGATGGAATTCAACCGGTTGAACCCAGCAGTCAGAGCGGTGCCCAGGACGGCTGCGCCGCCGGACACGGCCGCTGTAGCCGCCGCGGTGAGCCCAGACCCCAGAGCTTTGCCTAGTCCGCTTCCGATCGAGCTCACCCGAGAGGAGCTAGACTCGACCGCCTTGACAAATCCCGCCCCGGCCTGAGTGCCGGCGCGGCTGCCTCCGCCCTCAGCGCCCCTCCCGAGTGCGTCGGAGATCGACTTGCTGGCCTTGTCACCTGCCTTCTGGGCGGCTGGGATGAGCCCCTTGGCGATCTGCTGCTGAGCCCCGGGGGTGGAGGCGATCAGTTCGTAGTACGCTGTAGCGAGCTTCGCGCCTGCCATCCTGCTCCTCCTACTGGAGCCCTAGGCGGGCCCTCATCTCCTCGATCGGCACTCCCTTTCCGTACGGTAGGGGGCCGTTCTCAGGCTTGCTGTCTCCACCACCCAGTATCTCAGAGACGGACAGGTAGGACGGTGCAGGGGCCCGCTTGTCCCCGGACAGCTGCCACGACAGCAGCCGTGTGGACTGGAGCAGGACCGTCAGGAGGTGGTCCTGAGGGCTCCACAGCCCTCTCGCCTGCGCCAGCAGCGACCCCGGCGGCGGTGCGGTGAGATATGCCCGCAGATCTGACCACGAGAGGCGGTCACCCGCGTCGTCGAGTGACCGCCCCATGGCCAGGAGATCCGATCTCACCTGTGTCTCGTATCGATAGGCCTCTGCGAGCAGGCCGATTATTCCCCCAGTGACCCCTGTCCAGAGGCCTCGCCCCAGGCGGCGATGATGGCATCCAGCTGGTCTCCTGTCACTACGTCGAGGAGGCCCGGGCACTGCTCGGAGACGAGGTCGTGCTGCATCTCCTCCGCTTCTAGGCCCAGGGCCACTCGGGCCTGCTCAGAGTCGTCCGCGGCGGCCAGGCGACCTGCGATGGTGGCCATCTTGTGGCGGGTGCTGGCAGGCAGGCTCGTCATGAGCGGGAGTGATCGGTCGGTGTCCTCGCCGGGGACGCGGAAGTAGAACCGCTTCTCCTCGGCGATGGGAACCTGAAATGCCTTGCGCTTAACCATTATTGCTCCTCTTGGTTGGATTGGAGTGGTCAGGAGTCCTTGCGGACCCAGTACTCGCGGAAGAACGCCCCATCAACCGGCCGAAGGTTGAATTTCAGCGGGTTGGAGGTAAGGTCCTTGCCGTTCATCTCGATATCGCCGTCCAACACCGCCTGAGCATCTGGGTAGACGATGGTCCCGGTGGCGGAGTCGGTGTCCACGACGAGGACGATTCCGACGTGCGGCGGGATTGAGTTCAGCTTGCCATTGATGGTGAGCTTGGCGGGCGGGCCAGCCTCGTAGGAGACATTGGACGCGCCATAGACCATGCGGTGTCCGACCGGGTTCAGGTACTCAGCGGCGGGGATCTCGACGGTGGCCTCAGCCCCCTTGTAGGTGTTCAGGAGGGTGTCGCCGCCCCATGCCTTGATGGTCTCGGCTTCGTTGGACACGGTCCGCTTCGGGCCGTCCTCGGTGAGGTAGCCGATAGCCTCCAGGGTGATGCCAGCGGGCACGCTCGACAGGTCGATGTGACTTGTGATCTTCGCCGCATCGGCGAGAGAGCAGGTGAATGCCCCCCCAATGACGGATAGGGGCTTCACCGCCACCGCGTTCTTGGCGTCCTGCTTCCCATTGACAGGCATATGTACTCCTACGGTAGATTCTGCCCGCCGGGTCCGGCGGCCGGATGACCTCAGTCTACAGAAGCGATCTGCCTACCCACCGTTACCTCGACGCTCAGCGAGAACCGATGCGCATCGGGGTAGTCAGGGTGGGGGTTGTCATACGGGCCTGTGATGACGCTCGCACCCCAGAAGTGCTCGCCGCCCGCCCGAACCGTAGCGGCGACCGCGGCCGCCAGGCGGTACGCTGATGGGCCGTCGGAGGCGTAGCAGTGGCACATGATCGTCACCCGGTGGGTCACGAGAGACTGAGAGTACCCACCGGCGAGATAGAGATGCACTGTGGCGGCGCTCACCGGGTCCTTGGGGAGCGTCCCACGGACTTCTACAGGGCCCCCGTGCACCTTTGGCAGCACCTCCCGGAGCCTCGGGAGGGTGCGGGCGACGGGGTCGTCTGGAAGTATGAGCTGCATCATGCACCACCTCGCTGGGCGAAGGCCCTCGACAGCGTGTCGTGGGCCCCCTGGAGTCTCCGGCCCTCGATGGTGGCAGCCCGGACGATGCCTCTGGCCCTCGTGCCGTTGGGGGCCTGCTCGTACTCGAAGGGCGCGGGGCCTTTCTGGCTCCTATGGGGGTCGGCGTTGGCGGACGCGGAGATGCTCCGCCCGAAGTTGTCAACGGCGTCTTGAGCCGAGCGACGGAGTTCATTGAAACCGTCGTAGTGGAAATCGATCCGCAGTTTTCCTGACCGGACGGTTGCCCCAGACATGTCAGCCCTCCTGTCGCTTCAGTGTGACCACTGCTACATCCTCAGTGAGCCCCGCCCCCACGACTGTGCGGGCGGGGCTGACCACTCGGTACGTCTCTCCTGCCCACTCGACCCGATCGCCGGGCGCCGGCACGCGGCCGGCAGCGTCCAGGTACGCCAGAGCAGTCCACCCATACCCCTCCCGATGGCTCGTATCGGCGTCTGAGGGGGCCGCCTGAACGTCCGCCCGCACCTTGTAGGTGTTAGCCGAGTCATACCTCTTGACTGGGCCCCCGTGGGCGTCCTCACCCCGCGTCGGAGGCGTCACAACTAGGGTCTCAGACCCGAAAACCGAGGTCCAGATGCTCACAGGACGCCCTGCCCGTCGAGCCTGTAGCGCTCCACGGCGTCGGACCACCTCTGCGTGGTCCCCACCGTCGATGCCGTGCCGAAAGTGATGGAGCGCACACCCTGGCTGATCTGCTGGACGCCCGGGGTCGAGAGGGTGGCGAAGATGGTCGAGGCCTGCTCGGCGACGGCGTCTGCGACGTCCTCAGGCACCTCGTTTAGACCCGCGGTGTAGGTCACCTCGACCGAGCCGAGCTCGGTGCCCCACCCGCCACGGCGGCGCATCGCTCCGGTGCGAGGGCTGTGCTGGACGTTGTGCTGCTCCAGGCCATTGATCTTGACCATGAGTGCGGTTACCCCCTTGACCGGGAGCAGCAGGGTCTCTCCGGCCGGCGGGTCGAGCCGAAGAGTACGGGTCTCCCGAGTGACGCTGTGCCCAACGGCGGCCCGGAAGCGGGCGCTGGCGCGCTCAACGGCGTACAGCAGATCGGGGTCTCGCGCGTCCTTGCCCAGGGCTCGGGCGAGCGCGGTCACGTCGCACAGGGGGGTACTCATGGGGCCAGTCTAGGCATCTCAGGCGGTGGTGGGGGCGTCGGTGAGGTATTCATCATGCTGAGTGGCAGGCACGACGTCGACCACGGCGGCCGGTGGGGCGATGTAGGTGTCCGCGGAGGCACCGGCGGCGCGGCCCAGGCTGTACAGGTACAGGCCGGCGAGGACGGCCGCTCCGAGCAGGCTGATGATCGAGATCACACTTGCGATCTTGCTGATGATGTTCATGGGGTGCTCCCTTCGGTTGGTGTGACACCAGTGTGGGCCAACAGGAGATATGGTGTCAAGTGTGGTGCATAGCACGAGGCCCCGGGGACCTCGATGGGGTCGACCCGGGGCCTCGGCGTACTAGGCCACGTCAGCCGATGGTGGCGACACAGACGTCCTTGCGGCGACGGAAAACACCGATGAAGCGGGTCTTGCCACGCAGCAGAGACAGGCCGCGGAGGGCGTAATCACTGTGCTGGTTGAATACCTGGGCGAGGTACTGCTCGCGCCAGTACAGCTCGTACGCCTTGAGGTCGCCGACCAGCGCAGTGCCCTTAGGGACCGCGGTGGAGGTGATCACGCCGTGTCCCCACAGCGAGGAGGCGAGAGTGCCGAAGGGACCGCCGCCCAGGTAGCGGTCATTCTTGTCAGCCGCGAGGTCGACGGTCTCCAGGTCCTCAGGGTTGAGGACGATGGAAGCGCCCTGGGCGGAGTCGCCGAGGGTGGTCAGGGCCTTACGGAGTGTGTTGAAGATCGCAGCGTTGCCTGTACCGACCTTGGCCTGGGTGCGGACGCCGGGGGCGCCGACGATGCCGCGGGGGCGGTCTCCAGTGGCGTCACCGGATACGATCTCGGTCTCGACCTTCTGCATGGCCAGGGCCATGAGGACCTCGCCGACGAGGGTCTGCATCACGGCGTCGTCCGCGATCTCGTCATCGGTGACGGGCAGGGCCTCACCGACGGTCGAGGTGGTGGCGGTCTCGGCGCGGGTGGCGAGGGTGGCGAGCGGGAACTGGGTGCCCAGCGTTGCCGCGTCGTTATCGGCGGCAGCCTCCTTGACGATGCTCGGGCCGGGGGTGACGGCGATCAGGGCGCGGTAGGGGATCACCGCGGCGTCAGTGGTCGACGTGGTGATGGCCGACAGCAGGGGGCCGTACTGGGCGCGGACCTCGTCGTCGATGGGGGAGCCGAGGTGGAAGGCACTGCCGCCGGTGGTGGCGCCGGCACGGTTGGCCACGGCAGCCTTGCCCACGAGGTCTCGGACCACGATGTCAACCTGGTCAGTGGCGCTGGAGAAGCCGGAGCGGAAGCGAGACTTGAACGCCTGCCACTCAGGAGACAGCACGAATCGCTCGCCAGCGGTCTTACCTGCGACCTCGGTCACGGTCTCAACGGCCTTAGCGGCCTTGGGGGCGGCCTTGGCGATGCTGGAAAGCTTCTCCTCGGCGATTCGGCGGGCCTCAGCCTGCGCGTCCATCTTGGCGACGGTGTCCACGATCTCGTCGACACGGGTGATGTCGGCCTCGGTCAGCTCGCTCTTGGCTCGCAGCTCCCCGGCCTCCTGCAGCAGCTCCTCGCGGGTGCTCATATGGGGTTTCCTTTCGGTCAGTTGAGGCCCAGGAGGGCCAGCCGGGCACGGGCGGTCCGCTGCGCGGCGTCATCGGTCACAGGAGCCCCCGGGGCATCCTGTGACTTCAGCTTGGCGAGAGGGTTGGCTCCCCGTAGACAGGGGCCAGCCTCCCACAAATCAAGTTTAGTGAGGTGGCGGATTTCGCCCCCGTCGCTCTTCTCCACCGTGGCGCTCTCCACCACTGCAGAGTACGAGAAATCGGTGATCGCTCCGGCGTCGAGCAGCTCTGCGACCGACCGACCGATTTCAGTGTCGAGTGCCTTCCACTCCAGCAGGAGACCCTCGTCGGTCTCCTCAGCCTTTGTGGAGTAGCCCACGATGTCTGACGTTCCGTAGCCGTGGCTCCACATGATCGGGACTGTGGGCCTGGAGCTCAGGGACTCGGAGAAGGCGCCCTTGTCAGTCACCTCGCCATCACTGTCGACATTGCCGAAGACAGCCACGAGGGCTCGGAAAACGCCCTTCTCAGCGGCCTCGTCAGGCTCATCGCCCTTGGATGGGGTGGCTTTGGCCGCTACCGGAGTGATGGCGGCGCTGGCGCTCTTATGGACCGATCTCTTCATGGGTACAGGCTACCGTCACCAGACGTACGCGATGTCGCAGTGGCACCCGATGATGTCGTCCGGGTCGCCAGTGGCCGACCAGTCATGCGGCCAGCGCATACCGTTACTGAACGTGCCGTCAATATCGACCCGCTCGCCGGCCATCAAGGCGTGTCCAGTGCGGGGGTTTTTCGACCGGTTGTGAACCCACACCTTCTGAGCCGCCCCGGAGCGGCGAGCCCCGGTGTACGACCCGAATCCTGCGGCGTCCTTGGTGGACGCGTCGGCCCACAGATCGAGGCGCTCGCCGGAGAGGACGTCCTCGATCGACTGGCGCGCGGTGTCTCGAGTGGCGTCGTCCCGCGCCAGGGCGAGGATGCGCATGGCGGCCGTCACGGCGGCCTCGGCCTTGCCGCCGGCCATGGCCCTGATGTAGTGCCGGATGGCCCCTATGCCGATCGTTTCAGTGCCGTTACCAGCCGCGTAGATGATTCTGTTGGCCGCATCTACGGCCTGCCGGCCGAGGTACGGCTCGATCCGGTCCGCCAAAGCGTCAATAGCCCCCTCAGTCAGGCCCTCACGCTGGAGCTCCTCCCGATAGGCGACACGCATGGCCTCAAGAATCAAGGGCGACGGTCTTGAAGTAGCGGCCTTCAAGACCATTTGACCTTTTGGGTCGATAGATTTCGCCCCTTCAGCGACGGAATCACCCTGTCGGTGGTCCATCTGGTTGGTATCCGAGCCGTTAAGGTTCTGTGACCCGGAGTCGGAGGGGCTCGCCTGACCCCCGCGGACGACGTTGAGCGGCACGATGAGGTCCTCCGTACCCTCCAGATACGGCAGATCGAGCCTCTCGCGGGCCTCCGCGCGGGTCATGACGGGCCCTCCTGTGGCCGTCTGAAGGGCCTGGACGCGCTCCAGTAGCGTCCCGTCCTGGGCCTCCGTGCGGTCCAGGACGCCGTAGACCGATCGGTCACCGCCGGCGAGCGCGGGCACGATCTCCGCGTTGAGAGCGTCCTCGATACGCCCGATGAGCGGGCCCAGGACGCGGGTGTAGAGGTCCCTGCGCAAAGCGGCGTAGCCACCGTAGTTGGCATCGCGCATCCCCAGGAGCTCCGGAGGCACGCCGAAGTAACCAGCCACCTCAATGTCGGTGAGCGTCCGCACTGTGGACGCGCTGGCGACGTCAGGCTGCACCTGCGGGGCCGCCTCCAGCCGCATGCCGTCCTCCATGACCGGGATGGACCCTCCCGAGGACGAGGACTTGAAGTCAGCCATTGCCTGTAGGAAGCGCTCACGCTTTTCATCCGACCATCTGGGGGCGTCCTGGGGCCGGGTCACCTGAGCCGACACCCGGGGGACGTCCGTCCACATGCGCCGGCGCCACCCCTCGGCCTCGCTGAGCTCGTCCAGGAGCGCCCGCAGGGTGCGGATCGGGGCCACGGTGCCGGTGCCATCCGGGTCCCAGCCGTACATCAGCGCTACCGGAAGGTCGGAAAGGCTGACAGTCTCGCCGCCGGCGACCGTAGCGACGTCCGTCACACGGCCGAACGCATCCGTGCTGAGCACGAGCAGGGGCGGCGGGACACGCAGCAGCTCACCGTCGACCAGCACCACGACCGCGGTCCCGTAGAGCAGCCAATCGAGGCACATACCGGTCACAATATCCGCGGATGATGTGAAGCGTGATGGGCGTCTCACCAGCGTCTCCGCGGGGGAGTCATGCAGGCGCTCTCGTCCACCATCCTCTGCGCGGTAGACGCGCCACGGGAGCGCGGAGGCCGTGTCCGCCATGAATCGAACAACTTTCCGAACGCTCGGCTGAGTTGCCCATACCGATCGGACGGACATCGAACCGACGGCGCCGGCGGTGGCCGAGCGTCCGCGCACGCTGCGGAGCGTGATCGGGGGGTCGGCCACAGTCAGGCGGGCCAGAGCGCCTCCTCGGGCAGTCAGGGCCATCAGTCAGTCTCCTCATCCGGTGCCTTAGCGATCGCCAGCACGCTCCTCCAGGGCACCCACATGGTCAATTCCTCCCCATCCAGTGTCGCTGTGAGCCGAAGCACACGTTTCACGCGCCACAGCAGAACACTTATGGGTCGTATGCGCACTAATAGCTGTGTGTCGTCTACCAGTGCAACAGTCATGCGGGTGGGTGTCATGGGTCAATCCTACCGACGGTCACACTAGGAAGCCAGCTCCGTGGTCGTCCGACGCCTGTTGAGCCTCTCGCTCAGCGTCGAAAATCATCGCTTGGCTCATTGCTGTTACCAAAGCGGACACGAGGTCAATTTTCTCCCCGGATTTCGATTTGTCCGGCTTGACGTTGCCTGATGGGTCCCGCGCCACGGCCAGGTTATCTATGCACCAGTCGGAAATCGGGTTGTCGTGACCTAAGTCGCGCATGTAAACCAACGCCTTCATCCGCTTCAGCGGGGCACTCATGGACGCGTAGCCCTGCCGCACCTTGACCATGGGGAGGCCCTGCGAGTACAGCGACGTCGAGAGCTGTGTCGCCTCCCAGGGGTCAAAGCCAATCGCCTCAACGGCCATTTCCTGGTCGTCCTCCTCGATGCGGCGCTGCACGACGTCGTAGTCCAGGACATCGCCTGGGGTGACCTCCAGGAGGCCCTGCTCGACCCAGCGGGAGGCTGCCCCCAGGGTGCGCTTGTCGAGCGCCTTGAGGTTGCCCTCAGGCGTCCACGTGCGCCACACAGCCGACCACAGCGGGGTGCCCTCTGGGTCGCCTGGCTGGCGCGGTGTCAGCCAGCACAGCGAGCACAGGTCCGACACGCTGGCGAGGTCCAGGCCCCCCACGACCGGGCGTCCTGTGAGGTCCTCGAGCGTCCGGAACGGGGTCGGAGCCGACCGGTCCCACTTGAGCAGGTCTATGTATCGCGCGGATTGTTTCAGGCGGCGGTTGAGGCGAAGACGCTCGAAGGCTGCCCTCTCCTCGGGACCCGACTTGGCCTCCTCGGCCGCCGCGCGCATCGACTCACGGGTAGGTGAGACGCCGTATCCCGGGTTCGCGCGCATCCAGGTGGCCTCCTCGAAGGGGTCGGCCCCTCTGGGAGCGGCGAAAATGACCACGTATCGACGATTCGGCTCCGCACGGCAGTCACTCTCCGCGCGAGCGCGTCTTACGGCGTATGGCGTCATGGTCCCGCCGGCGTCGGCAGTGGTAATGACAAACCCAAGCGGCTGCCGGCGCGCCCCGGTACCCGTCTCAAGCGACTGAATCAGGTCGAGGTCCTTGTGGACGTGCATCTCATCGGCCAAATATCCATGCGGGTTAGTTCCCTGGAGTGTGTCCCCGACGCTCGCGACTGGCTTGATGACAGCCCCGTCTGCCGCTCGGATGATTTTCGACTTCCAGGGCCTCACGCCGGCGTCAGCCATCTGAGGCGACGCACCGACCGCGAGGGCAATTGGGTCGTAGGCGAGGCGGGCTTGGTCCTTCGAGCCGGCGGCCAGGAGCACCTGCGCGCCTCCTTCGCCGTCAGCGAATGCCAGGTAAACCATGATGGCGGCGCTGAGGGTGGTTTTGCCGTTCTTGCGGGGCACCTCGATCCAGGCGTCCCGGTACCAGCGCACCGTCTTGCCGTCGGCGTCCTCCACGACCCACCCAAAAATCGGGGCGAGCACGTATGCAACCTGCCATGGGGAAGGTTCTAGGGGCTTGCCAGCCCACTCACCCTGTGTGTGACGAAGAGCACGCAGCGCCGTGATGACCTGGTCCACCCTGGATGGGTCGAAGCTGGCTCCCTGAGCCTCTCCCGGCTCTGGGGTTCGCCACAAGGGCCGGGTCCACTCGGGCACCTCATAACCCCGGGACTCGCAGTACCACTGCACCTCAGGGCTCAGGCCGTGTGCCCGGGCACGGTCCGATGTCGTAACGGCTGGCATGTCGCCAGGTTAGACAGCGAACGGGTTGCCGGCCTTGGCCTTCACCGACTCGGGGGCGTCCATAGCGGCTCGGGCCACAAATGTCAAGCCCATGGTCTTGCAGAGGCCCTCGATCACCCGGGCGTGGGTCGACGCGATCGAGAAAGCCGGGTTGGCGACCGGCGTGCCCTTCTCGCTGTAGAGGATCACGCCTTCCGACCGGGCGGTCCCGACGGCGATCGTGTAGAGCTCGAGCTCCTGGACCAGGAGCGCCACCATCGTGGTGTCCGCGGCGGCCAGGAGGCCGCTCGCCTGGAGCGAGTTTGTGATCTCGTCCCACAGGGGGTGGAGATCCGACCGGAGGGTTGACGGAGGGGCGAGCCGCTCGGCGTCACGCGGCAGCGCTGCCGCGGTGTGCATCGTCGCCTGCTCCGGGACCGAGTCGTCCACGAGTCGGAGCCCGCGTGGTAGGCGAGCGTCGCTCACGCTCTGACCGGCTTTGCGGCTCATCGTTGGCTCCTCGGTGGTCGGGTGGAAGTTTCACCGCCGCGGCTGCCCCTGTTCGTGAGGTTCGCATGTTCGATTGGGTCTGCCCCGGCGGTGGCTCAAGCGTAGCAGCAGGTCGCGCACGTGCGCAAGAGTCCGAGAATGCTAGATTTTTGTTTCAGAATGACGGCCGCGCCCGATCGGCGGCATTCCAACGTTTTGCGGAACGCCCCTCCGGCTTTTTCACAGCTCAGATCTTCTTTGTCCACCCTGCTCAGCGCCGGTTTGCTCGATCACAGGCTGTGATCTGTCATTTGTTTCGCTTGGTCGGAAGGGAAAGTCCCTCTTCGAGCCAAGCGGCGTCCCGGGGGACGCGGGTGGCGCGGCGGCGGGGACCCCTGCCCTTGATGGGGGTGGTGCGGGCCCGGCGGGCGGCTGCAGCCAGGGCGGTCTTCTGTTCGTGGTGGAGGGGGCAGAGTGCCTGGACGTTGCCCGGGTCCAGGAAAGACCCCCCGTCTGCAATTTCCACCAGGTGGTCCACCTCAGTGGCCGGGGACTGGCAGGCAGGGTGCTGGCAGGTGGGGTGCTCCTGGAGGGTGCGGGTGCGCAGGGAGGACCAGGGGGCGATCGCCTGGGGGTGGGTCTTGAGCCACCGGGTGTGCGCCGACATGCCCCGCTGGGTGTGCTCGGGGCACCGGGCCCGCCCCGACGGGGTCAGGCGGCCGCACCCTGGTGCGGTGCAGCGGGTGGGCGGCATGGTCGGCGTCATGGCTCCAGCGTATGCACACCGGCAGCGAACGATCAAGTGTGGTGTGGTTCACGCGGCTCGCCCCCGGGATCGGGGCGCGGGCTTGGCCCGGGAGGTGTGAGCCGGGCCACACAGTGCCTCGCGTGCGCGCGCTATTACTCTTTCTCTCTCTTTTCTTTCTTTCTTTGTTATCTTTTCTGGTCCTCTCGTTAGGGGAGAAGGTAGTTATAGTCACTAGAGATACTTTTTGTCGGAATCATGCGGATCCGGATCGAGTAACTACCGCGCGTACAGTTAGGAGCTACCTAGCTGAGAGGGCCAGATCGACCAACCGAGGGATCACGTTGATAACGACGCCGTTACTTAAGCCAGCCGGTTAAATGACCCGGGTCACACAGCCGATTCACAGGAAGTTCACAATTGTTATCTAATCGCTTCGCTGAGGAGTTTTACGCTTTTAACATCATTTACATAGTTAACCTAGTGCGGACCCTGCGGTTCCGGGATGAACCCTTGACTAGCCTCTCTGAGCGGTGCTAGGGTCGCTCCACCCCAAATCGAGGCCTCCGGGCCTCCTGACAACCCCTAAGGAGCAAAAGTCGTGACCGCCAACACATTCGAGGTGAGCGTTGCCGCCCCTCTCGCGAGCGGGGATTACCGCCCAGAGTCATGGACGCTTGACACGCTCGTCGACCTCGCGGCCTCCGCACCGATCCTGGAGAAGGACCCGCGGAGCTGCCCAGGTGTCTTCGTCGGCACCCTCCGGGGCACCCGTGCCACGGCCAATGCAGTTGTGGAGCACACCGCCGTCGTCCTCGACCTTGACCAGGACGTCCCCGATGACGTGCCCGAGCGGCTCGACCGGCTCGGGTGGGACTCGGTGGTCCACGCGACGGCGTCCCACACCCCCGAGCGCCCCCGCCTGAGGGTCGTCATCGCCGTCAGCCGGCCGGTGCGCCCCGGCGGCTACTCCGCCGTCGTGCGGTGGGCGGCGGACCAGCTCGGGGTGACCGTGGACCCGTCCGCCATGGCGGGGTGCCACCGGTTCTTCCTGCCCCACGTCGCCCCCGGCTCGGACGCCGAGTTCCTCGGCGTCGAGGCCCGCCGCGTCCACGGAGAGCCCATCGACGTGGACGCGGTGCTCAGCGAGGCCTCCATCGGGGAGCAGGCCGCCGGCGCTGAGCCCATCGCCACCCCCGACCGGGCTCGCCGTGACCCGCTCCGGCTCCCGGGGGCATCCGGGGCCTTCAACCGCACCTACTCCCTGGCGGACGCGATCGAGGAGTTCCAGCTCCCCTACCGACCGTGCGGCAATGGGTTCATCCACGTCGACTCCACGCAGACCCAGCCGGGGCTAACCCCGGTCAACAAGGAGCGCACGCTGTGGTTCGACCACGCCGGCACCTCGCCGACCTGCGGCAGGACGATGTCTGTCTTCGACATCGTGGCGGAGTGGCGCCACGGCCTCCAGACCGGCATGTCGCAGGACGACACCGACAAGCCTCCTGCGGAGCGTCGCTCGCGCGCCCTGATGGGGGTTGACGCCGCGCAGATCCCCGCGGTTGCGCGGGAGATGGCGGCCGCTGCCTTCGACGCTGGTCCCAGGCCGGATGAGCCGCTGACGATCGAGGCGTGCGAGGCAGCCCTCAGCCCCCGCAGCGCCAAGACAGGCAAGCGGGCGCTCACCGGCGCCCAGGACAGGCAGACCCTCGTCGAGCGCGACCCGCTGCTCGCCTCCCGGGCAATCTCGGCGATGGGCCGCCGCTCCGGCTGGCGGGTGAAGCCTGGGTGGGCGTCCGGCTCAGAGCTCTTCGAGCAGGAGTCACGTCGACTGGGCCTGTACCCGGACCAGGACGAGGACGAGGCTGCTGTGCAGCAGTACCTCGGCGAGCACTACGGCGGGGACGTGCCGTCGATCTCCACGGTGCGGGAGCTGCTCAGCCTCTCCGCCTCCCAGCCTGGGCGCGAGGTGGACCCGCTCACCGGGTACCTGGACCGTCTGGAGTGGGACGGTGTGCCGCGCCTGTCTGGCGGGGCCGACGCCGTCGACGAGGTGCTGCCCGGAGTGGACCCCGAGGACCAGGAGGAGCGGCACTGGGCCTCGCGGGCCGTGATGAGGGCGTGCGTGGCGGCCGTGGCGCGTGCGTACCGCCCGGGCTGGCAGGTGGACTCCTCTCTGGTCCTCGTGGGCCCTCAGGGCACGCGCAAGACGTCGTGGGTGAGGTGGCTCGCAGGCCCGTGGTCGGCCCCGCTGCCGGACATTCTCGGCGGGGATGCGGATCTGTACGACCCTTGTCACAAGGCCTGGATCGTCGAGGCGGATGAGGGTTTCGCCGTCACACGCGGGGGGTCCCGCTATGGGGACGCGCTGAAGCGATTCCTGACTGCTCGGTCGGACACGTGGCGACCGAAGTACGCGAGGACGTCGCGCACGATGGCACGACGTTTCGTGGTGTGGGGAACAACCAACCATGAGGACTTCCTCGCCAACGAGGAGGGGAACCGCCGGTACTGGCCGGTCGCCATCACCAATACCATCTCCGCAGAATTCTTCACCCCCGAGCGTCGGGACCAGATATGGGCCGAGGCGGTGCAGCTCTTCCGGCGCGGGGAGGCCACGTGGCTCAGCGAGGAGGAGGAGCAGATCATGCAGGCTGCTCGCGCCGACAGGGCCACCGAGGAGGACCAGCTCGTGGGTCCTGTGTACCGCTACGCCACGACACCTCGTCCTGAGGGTTACGCGTGGATGGGGCCGGAGGAGCGGCAGACGGCGATGCTGGCAAGGGACCCAGCATGGACGTTTCAGCCCGTGTCGGCCTCCACCCTGCTGGTCGACCTGCGGGACGAACTGCCGCAGTGGACGAGGGTCCGGGCGGTGACCGCCACGCTCAGAAAACTCGGCTGGGTGCCTGAGGGCCAGGTGTACGACCCGCACGGCAGCGGCTCACGCCTGTCCGTGTGGACGCGTGGCCAGACTCATCACTAGCAGAAAAACTTGACAGGCACTCATTGATCGTCATATTGTTGGGGCGTGGAGCTAGAAAGGCTTCACGCCCCAACCCAGTTAGGAGCCCGCAATGGCCAAGATCACACTTCACATCACCCCCTCGGACGCCGCCGAGCTGACCGCGATCGCCGCGGCTGTCGCGCAGTTCGCGACTCCCGGGGCAGTCGCCGAGCCCACGCCGGCCCCCGCCTCCGAAGAGGCCCCGAGGCCGAAGCGTCGCACCACCCGCAAGAAGGCCCCCGAGGGAGCCAAGCCTGCTGAGGAGGCCAAGCCTGCTGAGGAGGCCAAGCCTGCTGAGGAGGCCAAGCCTGCTGAGGAGGCCAAGCCTGCTGAGGAGGCTAAGGCAGTCCCCCCTACCAAACCCGCCCCCTCCACGGAGCAGACCTCCAGTGGGGAGCTCGGGTCCCGCGAGGTCCTGCTCGACGCCATGCGTAGCGCCCTGAAAGCGGGCAAGCGCACTGAGGTGGCTCAGGTCCTCAAGGAGTTCGGCGCCGCCCGTGCCACGGAGCTCAGGGACGAGGACGTCGCTGCCGCTACCGCGATGGTGGTGGCCCTGTGACCGGCCCGGCAGCGCACGCGAGGCTCAGCCCCTCAGCAGCCAAGAGGTGGGTGACCTGCCCGGGCTCCGTCGCAGCGATCGCGGCCTGCCCGGTGCAGGACACCCCGTCCGAGGCGGCGGATGAGGGAACCGCCGCCCACGCCCTGGCGGAGATCCTTCTGCGCGAGCGCATCGCGCTGAGGGGCCAGGGGGAGCTGCTCAAGCAGTGGAAGCGCGAGTACGGCGACCGGTACGACGCCAACGAACTGAAGTCGGGCGTGATGCCCTACGTCGACTACGTCTCCGAGGCCTGGGAGGACCTCGGGGGCCGCAAGCTCGCCCGCCTGCTCCTGGAGCAGCGGGTGCACGTCATCGATGGCGTATACGGTACCGCGGACGCGGTGATCATCTCGGGCAAGAAGAAGGTGTTGCACGTCATCGATCTGAAGTTCGGACGCGGTGTCCGCGTCGAGGCCGAAGGCAACCCCCAACTGAGGTGCTACGCCCTGGGCGCTCTACGAGACGCCGAGCTCGAGCAAGAGATCGAGGAGGTGTGGATGACCATCGTCCAGCCCAGGCACCGGGATGGGGGCCACATCTCGACGGCAGTCATGACCGCTGAGGACCTGCACGACTGGGAGGAGGAGCTGATCATCGCAGCAGGTGCGGCGGACGACCCCGACAGCCCCCGCGTGCCGAGTGAGGAGGGCTGTCGATTCTGCCCTGCGGCGCCGTGGTGCCCGGAGCGGACCGCTGAGGTCGCCGAGGTCGTCGGGCTGGGCGCAGAGAGAGAGCCTGCGGAGCAGGTGCTCAGTTACAGCCCGCATGTCCTCAGTCAAGCCATGGACGCGGTCGAGTCCGTCGATGGCTGGTGCAAGGCTGTGCGCCGTGAGGCGCTCCGGCAGGCCGGCACTGAGGAGGGCCTGCCTGGCTGGCACCTGAAGCAAGGAAGGACACGCCGGTCAGTCACTGCGGAGGCTGCTCAGGCGCTCGTGGACTTTGGCATGGTGGATGAGGATCTGGCTTTCACCCGGACACCGGCCACCCTGAGCAAGCTCGAGAAGGCCGTGGGCGGCCGTAAGGCGCTGGACGCCGCCGTGGGAGACCTGATGAAGATCAGCACGGGGGCGCCGTCACTGGAGAGGAGCAACTGAGTATGCGCATCACAGTGGAAGACCTCCCGCACTGGCATGTCCTCTACGACGGTCTGGCGGGGCCGAAGGGCCTCGGCCCGGAGTAGAGGGAAGCGCCCCTCCGGGTGGCCGACTGTCGGATTCGCACTCCCAGGAAGTGTTTAAGGTGACAATCGGGGCGGACTACCAGAGCAGCTACACCTTGGTGCAGATGTTGAGAAACGCGTTGTGGGCCTGCGGACAGGCGGACGAGTTTGCAAAGACCCCCGTCAGAAGGATCCGCCCCTGGGTTGATGCACTCATTCTCGCCCACTGCTTAGGAGCCATAGAACAACTAGAGTGACAACCACCACACTATAGATCGGGCCCGACGCTTTGACACAGGCGCCGGGCCCGATCTATGCTCAGTCACATGAGCGCACCAAGAAATGCGACCCTGAAAGCAGTCGCCACAGCCTTCATCATCGCCCTGGCCCTTGCCCTCCTTCCAGTCGGTTCCGCCGCCGCTGAAGGCGACTCTGACCGGGCCAACGTCACCGTCTCCGACCTGAACCTGACCAAGATCGACCGCTCCGGCGAGGCCATCGACGGCGGCCTGGCCCTCTGGTCCTCCGCCCGCCTGAGCTTCTCCTGGGCCGGCGACCCCGAGGCGGGCAAGTCATTCACCATCGGCCTGGGTGACCACTTCGCCGCCCTGGGTGACGGCGAGACCAAACCGCTCACCGTACCCGTGGACGGCACACCGACCGAGATCGGCTCCTGCACCCTCACCAGCAGGGACGTCACCTGCACCTTCAGCGACACCGTCACGGCGCTGAAGGAGCGGGGATTCACGGACTTCCGAGGCACGGGCCACGCCTTCCTCACTGCCGCGCAGGCCACGGACCGCGGCTCCGTGGCCATGAGCGTCAACGGCGTCATCACCACCGTCCCTCTCCCGGACGGCTCCGGCATCGTGGGCCCGCAGGAGAGCCAGTGGACGCTTGCCAAGTGGGGATCCAACCCGTACCGCTCCGCCAGCCGTGTGGATTGGGGCATCGACTTCGGCGCCAACGAGACCACAGGCGCCAAGCTAGGCAAGACCTTCGACGGCAGCACGCAGACCATCACCTTCACTGACACCCTCGGCGAGGGCATGCGATTCATCACCGATGAGCCCAGCACCACGACCTGGATCCGCCGAGTCAACGGCGCTGACCAGACTCTCGCTTCTGTCGCCTCCGCCGGCGAGTTCACCCTTACCACCGTCTACGGCGAGGATGGCCGCACCGCCACCTACACCGTGACCGGCCCGCTCAAGAGCGGCGAGAACTACCAGCTCCGGTACCCCGTCCGCTTCGCCAACGAGGACGGCAGCGAGGCTAAGGCCATCGTGGGCGGCCAGTATTTCAACCACGTCGAGATCGACGGTGGTGCGATGAAGGACGGTGCCTGCGTGGTGGTGCAGCGCGGCTTCGGCGTGGACGCTGACGCGAACCGTAAACCCGCCCATGAGCCGACTCCGACCCCTGAGCCGACTCCGACCCCTGAGCCGACTCCGACCCCTGAGCCGACTCCGACCCCTGAGCCGACTCCGTCTAAGCCCGCTCCGTCTCAGCCCGCTCCGTCTCAGCCCGCTCCGTCTCAGCCCGCTCCGTCTCAGCCCGCTCCGGCGGGGGCGCTGGCCAGGACCGGCATCGGGGTGACCGCAGCGTCACTCACAGCCGGGATCTTGATCGGAGTCGGTGCATACATCCGACGCACCCAGATCCGGTGACACCTGAAAACTGAAGAGCCCCAGCGCCTCAAAGCGCTGGGGCTCTTCAGTTGTTGACACAGGATGACGGAGGCCGTATGATAAGGCACATGAGAAACATAGTCCCTTGGCCTCTACCAGGCCGCACCGCCCGAGACCTATTAGTCGTGACAATCGCAGACCTGCCCGACTGGGGGAATGCTTTCGATGGGGAGGTAAGTACACCCCTGGACGCTCGCTTCAGGGGGCCGCTCCTCACCTCCGCCTGCTGGTCTGCGTGGTACGCAGAGGGTCTCGAATACCCCACCGCAGACCCGAAAGCTATCGCGCGTCTCTGCGCCCGAGCCATCTCCGCCCTCGAGGGCGTGAGAGCCGAGGACGTGATACGCGCTACCCCAGAGCTTGCCCGGCACACCCAGCCGCAAGGTGGGGCGGGGTGGCGGGGTGACACTGCCCGCGGCTCGCTGTACACCTATCTGAAGCAGTGTCAAGCGGCCGACAGCATCGAGCAAGGCCAGCTGGACGCATGGTCGCAAGCCCTCGTCATGGCCCACGTAGTCGGAGCGGTGGAGGCACGCTCGTGACCGCAGCACTTACCTCCGAGCAGGAGGCCTCCCGAGAGTGGCTCACCAGCCACCCGAGGGGGCTCCTCATCGCTGGCATGGGCACAGGCAAGACCTGGACGACGCTGAGGGCTCTGGCCGACCTCCCCGCCGAGGCCTTCCCTGCTCTGGTACTGGCCCCACCCACGGTGAGTGAGTCCACGTGGTCTGACGAGGCCGAGCGCCGCGGCATCCCGCTGGTGGTTGAGCCAGCACCCCGCACCCCGGCAGCGAGGCGCAGAGCCGCCCTAGAGGACCCACTGGCTGACGTCGTGGTGCTCTCCAGTGCCTCGATCCGGGACGCTGTGCTGAGCGGCACGACGTGGCGCACGGTGGTGGTCGACGAGGCCAGCCAGTACATGACTCCGTCGGCGAGCCGAGGCGAGTCCCAGCGAGCCCGAGCGCTGCGGGAGCTGGCTCGAGACGCTGACCGCGTGTGGATGCTCACAGGGACCCCGGGGCACGACCCGATCGGGGTGTGGTCTCTGATCCGCATGCTCGACGGAGGGGAGCGGCTGGGGCGCACCGTGACGCGCGCCCGGGACGAGTACCTCACCGAGGGCCGCATGATCCCTACAGGCGCCCGCGTGGGCCGCGAGCCTCGCCCAGGCGCCATGCGGCGACTCATCTCCCGGGCCGCGGACGTCATGCGGTACGCCGAGGCTGGAGATGGGCTCGTGCTGCCAGGCATCGAGTACGGAGCCCTGACCCCGGTCATGGGGGCCGAGGCCCGCCGCATGAGCCGCGAACTGCTGGACGGCGGGGTCACCACGCTCCCTGACGGCAGAGAGGTGTACACGTCAGGACCGGGGGCCGTGGCCAATCTGCTGCACCAGCTCACCACAGGGGCGATCTGGTATCGGCCGCCTCTCGACCCCGATGCCGAGCCAGAGCTGGCGCAGGTGGACCGCACCCGCCCAGCGCTGGACGCCGCCGCCGAGGCGATCATGGGCCAGGTGCTCGCCACCCACCGCGGGGTTCTTGTCATGACATGGTTCCGCCATGAGGAGCCGTACCTGCGTGAGCGGCTGATGGGCCTGAGGGTAGGCTCGGCGAAGCGAGCAACTGACCGGGCGGATTTCAACTCAGGACGCCTCGATGTACTCATCGCCCACCCGGCGTCGGCCGGCCACGGGCTCAACCTCCAGCACGGCGGGGAGTCGCTGGTGTGGACCTGCCTGCCGTGGTCGCTGGAGCTGTGGGAGCAGGCCAACGCCCGCCTCGCCCGACCCGGGCAGCGGGCGGAGACAGTGTCGTGCCAGTACGTCGTGCCCCAGCTGACTCAGGGTGTCGACTCCATCTCCGTGACGATCCTGGACGCGCTCCAGCGCAAGGCGGACATCCAGCGCGCGGTGTTCGACACCCTTGGGTTAAGTGGTGCAGGTCACGAGGCCGCCAAGTTGACCGACCTCGGTGAGGTGTCATAGGATCGGCCCATGGACGAAGACATCCAACAGGAGGTGCAGAACCTCAGAGACCTGATCCACAAGCACGAGGGCGCCACCGCCCGGTATCTGACCGAGCGGCGCAGGGCGCTAAACCGACTGAACAAGCTCGGCCTGCCCTGGCCCATGATCGGCCGAGAGATCGGCATCACGACCCAGACCGCGATGCGCTGGGCGGGCAAGTGGTACCGCCGGCGCCGCTGACAACCAACCTGACCAAGAGGAGAACACTATGAGCATCAACGTCACCACCGGCCCCGCCACCCTGTCCTGGCCCCATCTGGCCGAGCTGGAGGCCCGCAACGGTAGCAGCAAGCCGAAGGTTAGCACCGCGGTCCTGGTCCCCAAGAGCGACACGGACACCATCGAGGCGCTCCGCGATGCGGTCCGCGAGGCCGCCGCTGAGAAGTGGGGCACTAAGATCCCGAAGTCACTCCGTACCCCGCTCAAGGACGGCGACAACAGCGACTACGAGGAGCAGGCTGATCACGTCACGTTCAACTGCTCCAGCATCCGACGCGTGCCGGTCGTAGGCACTGACCTCCTGCCGCTCTCTGACGAGCGCATCGACGAGGAGGTCTACGGCGGTCAGAGGGCCCGCGTCGCCGTCAGGGCCTTCGCCTATGAGGTGGACGGGTCCAAGGGGGTCTCCTTCGGGCTCCAGATGGTCCAGGTCCTCGGCGGCGGCGAGCGTTTCGGCGGGGGCGCTGCTTCGGCGGAGTCCCTCTTCGGCCCGGCTCAGCCGTCAGCCAGTCGGCCGGCCGTGGACGAGGATCCTCTTGCGGGCCTGATGTGAGACCGGAAACACCTGTAGAGCGGGCGCTGGTCGCTGCGGTCAGCGCCCGCGGGGGTCTCGCGATCAAGCTAGCCCCCACGATGAGGGGCCTGCCGGACCGGCTCGTCCTGCTCCCCCACGGGGGGATGCATCTGATCGAGCTGAAGGCCCCCGGCGAGCAGCCTCGGGAGTCGCAGCTCATCGTCCACCGCCACCTCGAGGCGATGGGCCACCCAGTCACCACGATCGACACGAGAGAAGGAGCACGCAGATGGGCACAGGAGCACGTGACGCGGTAGACCACCCGAGCCACTACGCAGAGGGCTGGTCAAACGGCGCCGAGGTGATCGACATCACGGAAAACTTGAATTTCAACCGAGGGAACGCCGTCAAGTACATCGCCCGCGCGGGGCGCAAGGACGCGATGAAGGTAGCCGAGGACCTGCGCAAGGCACGCTGGTACCTCGACCGGGAGCTGAAGCGGCTGGGGGAGATCTGATGGGAATCGTCGATCAGGTGATGCAGCAGGCGACCCCCGGGGAGCGAATCGGGGTGGCCGTCAGGGACGTGGCAGGAGGTGGCAAGCTGGCGATCAGCTTGAGCGGCAGCTACATCCTGGAGCTGCAGTACACCGGAGAGGTCCTCATCAATGGGTGCTGGCGGGGGCTGGAGGTCCCGGATCTCGTCGAGGAGGGTGCAGACGCACTCTTCCGTCGGCGCCCTAGGCGATAGGACCTGTATATAGTGACGACCGCCACAGCCACAGAACTTGTGCAGCTGTGGCGGGGGGGGGTTTTTTTTGGGTATTCCAAAGGGGGGAGGC